AAGCCTGTAATATTTTTAGTAACAGGCAAGACCAAGAAGTATGATAGACACGGAAACAGATATTACGACCTAGGAATATTTCCTGTCAGCGAGAACTCTATGGGTCTTGCTGAAGAGAAGGTCGGACAAGCAGTAGCATCCTACGAGAAGTGGTTTGCTCCTGACTCACAAGATAATATAGATAACTATATTATAAACACGCCTATTTAATTTTTAAAATTTATATTATGACTGAACAAAAAGAGAAAGTATTTGCTGATGGATTAATCAGCAAAAGAAACGAGAACGCTCCCGACTTTGTGATTATAAACCAATCATACAAGGTAGAAGAGTTTACTAAATTCTTGCAAGCTAATGCAAAGAATGGATGGGTAAACACCCAGACTAAGGTAGCTAAGTCTGGAAAGTATTACACTGAACTAGATACATTTGAACCTAAAACTAAACAAGCTAGTCAACCTGTAACGGATGATTTAGGATTTTAGTTTATAGCCCTTGAACAGGGGAGGTCGCTACTCCCCTTTTTTTGGCTCTAATGTTATGCTAAAAATAATTATCTCTATACTATATATATATTTTATTATTAATTATTTATTATTCTATATATATAAAGAAATAATCAACATTTTCAACAATCCCTTACTGACTAAGGCTTCAATCAACATAAAAACGACACATCAATGACACGAACCATCACTATCTTCCAGGATATTCTTAATACACAGACACCACATCACAGAGATGTAACCCTAGTGCTAGACAGAATAAGGGAAGGCAAGTCAAAAGAACTTGTAACACAAATCAGAAAAGAAAAAAACAAATCAGAGCGTAATTCTTTGAAACAAAAATTAGTTAGCATCTGCTTCAGTGGGAAGTTTTCAAAGCGTGCTGACAACTCCCTGCTTGAACACAGTGGACTTATATGCCTAGACTTTGATGGATATGCAAAACAAAAGGACATGATTCAAGACAAGGAAAAAATGATGAAGGACAAGTACACTTTTGCTTGCTTCATATCTCCTAGTGGTAATGGTCTTAAAACTATTGTTAAGATTCCAAACGATGCAGAGAACCATGTCAAATACTTTCAATCTTTAGAAAAGTATTACAACTCCAATCACTTTGACAAGACAAGTAAAAACATCAGCAGGGTATGTTATGAATCATACGACCCTCTAATATATGTAAACGAGAACTCAACCATTTGGGAAACTTTAGAGGAGGCAGAGTACAGAGAAGTGTCTGTAGCTAAAGACCAACCAACCATTCCAATCACAGATGAAAACAAAATTGTAGACATACTTGTGAAGTGGTGGAACAAGAAACATCCAATGGTAGAAGGGCAGAGAAACCATAATGTGTATGTGTTAGCTATGGCGTTTAATGACTATGGCATTAATAAAAACCTAGCACAGTACATATGTAATCAATATCAGTCTAGTGATTTTACATTATCCGAGATAGACCAGACCATAACTTCAGCTTATCAGAACGTATCTAAATTTAATAGTAAATACTATGAGGATGATGAGGCTATCTCCGAGATAAAACAAAAACTAAAAAGAGGTGTAACTAAATCAGAGATACGAACTCAACTCACAAGACTAGACATAGAGGAAGAGGTTATCGATTCTGTTCTTGTAAGAGCAGATGAAGAGAACAAGGAGATGAAGTTTTGGAACAAGAGCGAAAAGGGTGTAATAAAAATTATACACTATGTGTTTAAAGAATTTTTAGAAGACCACGGGTTTTACAAGTACTGTCCCGAAGGAAGTAAGACATACATCTTTGTTAAGGTTACTAACAACCTTATAGACCATACAAGTGAGAAGGAAATAAAAGACTTTATACTCGAGCATCTTAAATCTTTTGATGACATCAGCGTATACAACTACTTTGCAGACCAAACAAGATTCTTCAGAGAAGAGTTTCTTACCCTGCTGGGAACGATTGATATTCTTTTTATAGAGGACAGTCCATTTGCAAGTTACTTGTATTATAACAACTGTGCAGTACGAGTAACCAAGAAAGAAGTCAAGGCAATTGACTACCTAGATTTGGGAGGCTACGTTTGGAAAGACAGAATTATAGACAGGAATTTTAAAAGAGAGAGGGTAGACAAATCAGATTACAAAACATTTATAAATAATATTTGTTACAAGGACAGTAGTAGAACCACATCGATGGAGTCAACTATTGGATTCTTGTTGCATGGTCATAAGAATATGTCCTACTGCCCTGCCGTAATTTTAAATGATGAGATAATATCAGACAACCCTGAAGGGGGAACGGGCAAAGGTGTATTTAAAAATGCATTAGGGCATATGAAAAAGTTAATTACTATCAACGGAAAAGACTTTACCTTTGAGCGTGCTTTCGCATATCAGTTAGTGTCAGCAGACACACAGATAATAGCTTTTGATGATGTAAAAAAATACTTTGATTTTGAAAAACTATTTAGTGTCATAACAGAGGGGCTAACTTTAGAAAAGAAAAACAAAGATGCGATTACAATTCCATTTGAGAAGTCTCCCAAAATTATAATAACAACCAACTATGCTATCAAGGGTGCAGGTAATTCATTTGCTAGAAGAAAGTGGGAACTCGAATTACACCAACACTATCACGAAAAATTCGTTCCTCACGATGAGTTTGGTAAAATGTTTTTTACTGATTGGGATACTGAAGAGTGGTCTCAGTTTGATAACTACATGATAGACTGCTTGCAACTGTTTTTAAACAAAGGACTTATAAAAAGTAAGTTTGTTAATTTAAAAGTAAGACAGTTATCAGCAGAGACTTGCCATGATTTTATAGAGTGGTGTGGTCTTATAGATGGTGCAGTGCCCAACAGAAACTTTGTTGATGGAGGTAGGGTTAGTATGCAGACCTTGTACGAGGAGTTTGTGATTGAATACCCAGACTACGCTCCAAGGGCAAAGTATTCTATTTCAAGGACTCGTTTTTATAGATGGCTTATATCTTACTGTTTATTTAAAGATGGAGTAAACCCTAAACACGGAAGAGATGCATCGGGCAAGTGGATAATTTTAAAACCTATTGAGGAAATTGTTCCTCAGCAATCTATTGAGTTTTGAAATTTTATATAGACATAGCGATGCGTAACTCCTACGACATAATATTTAATGATGTTTTGCTGAAAGACTTTAGCAATACTTATTTTATGCACAACCCTAATGCAGATTTAAATGATGAGGTCCTTATGGATATGTTTAGGCATTTTAAATCTAAAAAAGAGTGGGACAAAGTAGTTAAGATTACAACATTAAGAGCAAAAATTAAATTTTATGATACAACTAAGAGACTATCAAGAGCGTATAGTAAACAAGGCGACTGAGGTAATAAAGCAGAATGGTTTTGTTTACTTAGCAATGGAGGTGCGTACAGGAAAAACCCTTACGGCTCTATCTATTGGAATAGAACTTAAAGCACAGAAGGTTTTGTTTATTACCAAAAAGAAAGCCATATCATCTATTGACAGGGACTATGATATGTTAAGACCAACTTATTTTTTACATACTATAAATTATGAAAGCCTGCACAAGGTGTCTTATGATTTAGATTGGGATTTAATAATTGTAGATGAGGCACATTCAATGGGTAAGCTACAAAAGCCCAGTAAGCGTGCTAGAGATGTAAAGATGCGTATAATAAAAAGCAAAGCAAATGTTATACTAATGTCTGGTACGCCAACTCCTGAATCATACAGTCAGATGTATCATCAAGTATATGGCATTCCCAACAACCCATTTAAAGAGTATACCAATTTCTATAAGTTTGCTCACAAGTATATAGACATAAAAATCAAACCCATCAACGGAATGCAGATAAGAGATTACTCTCATGGTCTTCCAACTATTATGGATGCGATGAAGCCATATACTATTGCGTACTCACAAAAAGAGGCAGGGTTTAAGGTAAAGACTACTGAAAAAGTACTAGAGGTAGAGATGGAAAAGACTACTTATGAATTAGCCAGCGAGTTAAAAAAGAAATTAGTCATTGAAGGAAAGAGGGAGGTTATACTGGCAGACACTCCAGTAAAGCTTATGATGAAACTTCATCAGCTTTATTCAGGAACTATAAAATTTGAGAGCGGAAACTCAGACATACTTGACTACTCAAAAGCTAAGTTTATACGCTCTAAATTTAAAAACACGAAGGTAGGTATCTTTTATGTGTTTAAAGCCGAGCTGAAGGCTCTAAAGGAGGTCTATGGAGATGAGCTGACCACAGAGCTTAGTGAGTTTGAAGAGACCAGTAAAAGCATAGCTCTTCAAATTGTAAGTGGAAGAGAAGGAATAAGCTTAAAACAAGCAGACTGTTTAGTGTATTACAACATTGCTTTTAGTGCAACCAGTTACTGGCAGAGCAAAGACAGGATGACAACTAAAGAAAGATTAGAGAATGATGTGTACTGGATATTTAGTAGAGGTGGTATAGAAAAGAAAATATACAAAGCAGTAACGGATAAAAAAGATTATACCCTATCACATTTTAGAAAAGATTTATTAAATTTATAATCATGGGACTCATAAGAAATAGTAATCAAGCAAAACAAGGTGTAGATTTTGAGGGTGTAGAGTGGGGAAAAATACACCCTACTGACATTGATTTTGTTTTAGAATTTAAGAACGAAGTTTTGATACTTGGCGAAGTAAAACGCAAAGGCTCAGACATGGCTTTGGGACAAAAACTATTATTAGAGAGGCTTTGTGATAGTTGGCACACTGGCAAATCTTTTATTATCTTTGCTCATCATGAGCACGATGATGAAACCACAGACATTCCTTTAGACAAGTGTGAGGTTTATAAACTTTATTATCAAGGGAATTGGTATGATAGAAGCGGCTCTGTAAAAAATAAAGTTGAAGAAATATTAAGGAATTTTAAAATTGAATTATGACTGAGCAACAGATTCAGTCAAAAAGAATAAAAGAACTGGAAGCAGATGGCTACTATGTTCTTAAATTAATTAAGACAAATAAGAATGGTATACCAGACTTAATTGGGATACCGCCTAACTGTAATGTAATCTTTAGTGAAGTAAAAACAAAAAAGGGTAAGGTCTCTCCTTTACAAGAGTACCGATTAAAAGAATTAAAAGAACATGGATTTATTACAGAAGTATACAGAGGCTGACAGGTTTTATGAGTTAGATGAAGCAGTTATTGAAACGATAGATTCTCTATCACTAGTAAATGCCACTCGAATGATACAACAAATTCAGAAATGTATTCCCTTATTAGAAAGAAAAAACCACCGCTCACAAATTATAGGCGGTGTACTAAAAGGAAATAAGCCCCTGTTTTTTGCCATGAGGTACATCTATGAAGAATTAGATGCCCCATATTTTTTTCAGTTGATTAAAATATCATCTGATGAATACCTAGACTTATATAACTTAAATAAAATCATATAAAATGTGTGTAGAATTAATTAAAAATTTAGTAGAAAAAGAATTTAATTTACAATTAATAAGAAAAACTAGAAGAAGAAAATATGTGGAGGCGAGAGCTGTATACTATATGCTTCTTAGGGACAAGGGAAGAATGAGTCTTCAAAGCATTTCTAAAACACTAGACAAGAACCACGCTACAGTAATACACTCTATAAAGAATTTTAAAGATTGGATGCTTTACGATACTAATCTTAAAAGCATCTATGAATCAATAGAGAAAAAAACAGACTTCTTAATAGAGATGAACCCCGAAGCTTTTGGCAGAACAAAGACTGAAAAAGAAATGTACGAGGTGGCGTATGAAGATATAAAAGAAAAAATAATAGAACAAGAAGTGTTACATAAAAAGAAATGTGAGGAGATGGAATCTAAGTACCGAGCCCTCAGAGGAAGGTATAGATTTTTATTACATAAGCTTAAAAAGAATGCTCCAAAGACCTATAGAATATTTAATGAACTAGAAACCAATAATATATAAAATATTTTTCATAACTTTATAAAACCAAATATTTATGTTATGGAATTTAGTATTGAAAATATTCCTCACATTGTTGAATGTACTACCTGCACGAAAAAGAAAAAAATCGACAGACTTTTAGAACTCGATGCAGATATGTATACCAACATGGGAATCGAAACAACTAAGACTGACAGAAAAATTGTAAAACGTAACTCTAGGAAAATTTATTACGCCATAAAACAAATAAATCCTGAATTAGGTACAAAGCTAATTCAAGCGATGGATTAAATTATGACGTATGAAATCTCTGGAGAATAAGAGAATCCAAAACATCAACTTTATAATGGATGATGTTCACGACTCTTCCAACTCAATCTACGAACATTTAGTGGACAAGGACTTTGACTCTCTAAAAGCAGATGTTCAAACCCTGATAAAGAAACTTAAATTAATTTTAGAATCAGTTCAGGATGAGTTATAAAGATTTTAGACCAAGGTTAAGCGGAGATAAAAAAATAGCTTACGATAATCTAAACACCAAAGAGAGACGCATACTTGTAATCGGAGACATACACGCTCCGTTTCAGTTAGATGGATATCTGGAGTTTTGCCAGGAGACTTATGCAAAACACCTGTGCAATCAAGTAATCTTTATAGGAGACATAATTGACAACCACTATACGAGCTACCATGAGACAGACACAGACGGGTATTCGGGCGGCGAGGAGCTCCTACACGCTATAGAGGTAGTGGCTGACTGGAAGAATGCTTTTCCAGTGGCTGATGTAATAATTGGAAATCACGACAGGATGTGTATGCGTAAGGCACAGACATCAGACATACCCAGCGCTTGGATTAAATCATACAACGAGGTATTGGGAACGAACTGGAACTGGAGCGAACGGGTGGTATATGACAATGTACAATACCTACACGGCGAAGGCGGCACAGCTCGTACAAAAGCAAAGAACGATATGATGAGCACGGTTCAAGGACATATCCATACGCAAGCCTATACAGAGTGGATGGTTGGAAGAAATTTTCGTATCTTCGGGACTCAGGTGGGATGCGGTTTAGACGGAACGTCATATGCTGCGGCATATGCAAGGCACTTTAAAAAGCAAGCCATAGGAAACGCTGTGATACTAGGAGGGCACACAGCTATAAACTGTCTAATGGATTTATAATGTTTGAACAAGACCAAGACATAAACAAAGAAAAAAAAGCTATAGAGCTTTACTTGAGAAGATTAGGAGGAACTTACAGAAAGCTCGGCATAGACGATGTAGACTTTAGAATACAAGGAGAGACCGGAGCTGTAGTCGGATACGCAGAAGTAAAAGTCCTGGACACGGAGATGAAAGATTCATTCCCGCTACTGGTTGAAGCTCGCAAAATTATAAAGCTTCGTGACAAGCGACTACACGCAGTAATGATATGGTCATGTATAGATGGTATCTACTATCTTCCTATAGAAGGACTGGTGGGTAGAGCACTCTGGTCAGAAGAAGAAGAGCTCATGCTATCCTTTGATAATAAAAAACTTTTTAAATATGTCAGACCCTAAACTAAACTTCGCTATAGCATTCCTAATCAACGGTCTGCTGTGCTATTTAATTTATAGAGCTATTTTTTAACACCTGGAAGAGGCCGAGAACCTGTAGACTTTCCTTGTTTTTTCTGTAAGTTAATTCTTTGTCTTATGTATTTTTGTTTAGCAGGATTACCTTTAGCATTTTTAAAGTCTTTTTCAGTATACTTACTTCCTTTTTTAGATTCTTTAGGCTTGTCCTTGAACATATCTTTTAGAAGTATCCTTCTTACATCTTTGTAAAAAGGCAATAAACCTACATTACCAGCAGCCTCAATCGCCATTCTCAAGGTTAGTTCATCCATATACTTCTGCTTAGTTTCTTCTTTTGCAGAACCCGTTAATCCCTGCGCCACTTTAACGCCCCTAGAAATGCTTCTAGCTAAAGGGGTATATGGTCCTAATAAAGCTTTAGTTCCAATAACCTCAGCTTTGCTTTTTCTTAATTCATTAAGTCCAATTTGACTAAACACAAGTGAGTTTTCAAACTCATCATATTCCTCTCCGCTTCTTAAATCTTCACCATATTGTTCGTTAAGATATTCTATTAATAAAGATATGGGTATAGCAGGTACGTTTCCTACGCTCCTTCGTAATATTAGCGTAGAACCAGTTCCCACTAACTGTCTCATTAGTTGATTTTCTAACCCATCCTCTTCTTCTTCTACATCTAAACCGAAAATACCTCCCATCACTGTATCAAACATATTGCTTAAAAATTGATATAGTATCATGTAAGATGTCATACGAGCTACTGACCCAGCAATAAGACCAGCGCCTTGACCTTTACTTATTTCCCCATCTGTATACAAAGCCCTAACTGCTTTTCTGAAAGTAGAGTACTCAAATAAAGTAAACCTAGCCATATATCCATTAGCCTGTTTATATACTTTAACCCATGTTTTGTCTCCTTTTTTAGGTTGTAATTTTAAGATTCCACTATAAGGATTAACCGTAGTAGCCATTCTAATATTTTCATCGTCAGCCTTTTCTCTTGCTTCTTTTATTTCATCAGGATATTTGGCAACAAAATCATCTATGTTTTTAAAATCTTTTGAAGTTAATTTTATTTCTTTTCCAGATTTTTTAGTAGCTTCGGCAAATGCCCTTACGAAAGTATCAAAGTATAAAGGCCTTGATATAGCTTTATCAGGAGTAGATATTAAATTTTCTGATATCACCCTAGTTGCTTCTACCGGACCTTTTATAATCGGTAAATTATTATACAAATAATTTATTGTTTCAGACACTGGATTTACAGCTTTACCTCTTTTATCCTTACCTCTTTCATACAAATTAGTATCCGCCAACTTACCTGTTAAAGCCTCTTTGTTATATAATTTTAAAGTTTGACTACTTCCTATGGCATCCAAAACTTCAGCACCCTCAGCACCCATAGAATATTTTCCATAGTTTTTAATTCCGGTAGCCAAGCCTTGTGGATTTGATAATAAAGCAAATGAAAGGTTACTTCCTAACTCAGCTCCTGCTCTAGGCAAAGAAGCGAGCGCAGCATAGTATCCTAACTTTTTAGCTTTGTCTAAAAACTTATCTGCAACTCCTATCTCTTGGTATGTATTATCAAATATAATTGAGTTTATTTCTTCAAAAGCATCCTTAATAGCTTTAGCTGTTCCTTTTTGCAGCTTTGTTGAATTAGGGTCAGACTCTATTGTTTCTATAACATTTGATAAGGTTTTATTTACAATCCTAATAGGCATAGTCATGTGAAAGTCTAGTAAGGTTTCCTTTGCCGCTCTGCCTGCTGAAGATATAGGGTCAAAACTAATAGGCTTCGCTCCCGGTGTACGCTCGAGTAAAGTTTTTGACTTTGTAGAAGGCTTGGTCATCCTTTCTCTTTTATTGTTAAGCATTTTTTTAACATCATCTTCGTTCTTCATGATAACATCATGGTGAACATAATTGGAAAACAAGTTAACCCTATTACCCCTCAGCACTCCTGAAGTAAACAATGCTTTTTCTGCTAGAGACTGATTAGCTTGGTCAATTAAATTTAAGGCTTTCTTTTCTCTAGGAGTTAAGCTGTTTAGTATTTTATCATTATCAATCTTTCCTTCAACAGTAAACTCTTTTTTTATTTCTTCTAATATTTTAACGTCATTATCTTTAAGAAAATTTTGTTCTTCAGATTTTATAGCATCAACAGTTGCGTTTATAAAATCTAGCGCAGATGCAGTGCCTTTTTTACCATTATTTGATTCAAACTCTCTTTGCAATTGATAAGCCATTATCTTGTACTTGGCTTTGATAGATTGGTTTAATAATCTTTTAGAGAATCTACCTCTCTTCCCCTGAGTCAATAAAGCTTCAGCCTCAGAAAGTATGTTGTCAATTTTTCCTAAAGCAACTTCATACTTAGAATATTCAGAAGCTAGATAATCAAAAGTTTCACGAGCAATGTCTTTCTTGTTAAAGTTGCCTAAAGCCTCGTCTATGTTTGTTAACGGAGCAGCTCCTATTTGTTTTCCTATAACATCTCTTACCCCAGACCTGCCGAATAAAGTTTTTACTTTTGCAATAGCTCTTTCAACCCCCTGCTCTAACACATTAAATTTTATTTTACCTACGGCAGGTGCAATTATTTTATTTTTACGGCTTGCCTCTATAGAGGTGACTAAGTCAGCACCAGCTTTAGGAAAATACCCATTCTCTATATTTGATAAAACATTTTTTAGTTTTTCTACCTGGCTGTAGTTTTTCTTACCATCCTTTTCGGTGACTAGCCCCTCAATATCTTCTTTAGATAAAGAATTAAGATAATCGGCAAGAACTTTTTCAGGCTTTATTAAAGAAGGAACTACAATTCTATTAGATATTATATTTTTTATTTCTTTTTTTAAGTTGTATTTCTTTTTCTTACGAGGCTTCTTTGATTCTTTTTCAACCTTTTCCTCTATAGAGTTTAATAATTCATCTGCTTGTTGGAGCGCTAAACCTTTTTCAGGTAATGTAAGAACAGATTTTGTAGCCCCAAAAGCTTTTGCTAATGACAGGTAAGAATCAATTTTATTTAATGGTATTTGATTTATATTTATATTAAATAAAGACTCTAGCGCAGGAAATAAATCTTTAGCCGTTCCTATTTTATTTTTAATGTTTTGCTTTGCTTTCTTTCTTAACTCATTTGCGTTTTTAATTTTTTCTGCCAGCTCAGCATTTCTTAAAATTTTATCTGCATATTCAATAAACTCCTCTACCTTAACTTCATTGTCTACGTTTAAGCTATTTATTTTGTTGGTCAAGACAAAAGCTTGAGTGGTTGTTATTTGCGCTTTGCTTTTAATACCTTTTATAAATTCTTTTATCTGCGCTCGTTTCTTTTTAATATCAATCTTAGCTTCTCTTGCCGCTCTAGCTTCCAATCTAATCTGGTCTTTAAGAGCTTTAGCTTCATCAACTGTTATTTCTTTTTTAGGCGGTGCTGTAAGTTTTTCAGCAGAAGGCCCTTTCTTTTTACCAAACGCTCCGCCTTCAACTGCCTCACCCTTTTCATCTATCGCTGGTTGTGAAAGCTTTTGCTGCTCCTGCAACTTTAATAATTCAACAGGGACTCTTCCCTCTTCAATACCAACCACTAAATCAATATTAGCAGGCGTTGGCTTTGCTCCCGTAAGTTCCTCAAACTTTACTTCCAACTCTATAATTGAAGGGGTTTTAGGAGTGGATTTTATTTTTTTCTTAGCTTTTTTTATTTTAGCATCAGTGTTATTTTGTTTTATAAATTGAATTACTTCTTCTACTGTAATTCCTAAAGACTTTAATCTTTCGCTTGTATCTACAGGCAACTCATCTTGTTTTGCAAATCGTGACAGCCAGCCATCTTCTAATGACAAACCTTCAGGCTGACCCATAACATCAAAAGAATCATTAATCCAAACCTTTTCTATTTTAGACTGTTTAGGAGTTTTTCCAGTTAATCTTTCCCAGCTTTTTGAAGTAAACTCTAAACCAAGTAAATTATTTAAATCTTGCTCTTCAATTAAAGTTGATTGTAATTCTTTGTTTTTCTTAATTCTATCTTCTTCAGTGCGTATTGTTTCTGCTATCTCTCTGACATTGTTACTATTATCTGCTATATAACTAGGGCCTTCTTCTTCCTTTATACCCTCAATAATAGGAGCTTTTTCTCCAGCATCTATATCTATAACCTTTTCAAGTATTATCTTTTCATATTTTGGCCTAGTAGAAGGAGCAACTTCTTTGTTAGTTCTCTTGTTGATAATACTTTTTATAGAGCCATCTTCATTAAATAAAACCTGAACTGTTCCTATGGTAAAAGGTTCAGTAATTTTTATTCTTTTGGTTTTAAAAGATTCTGTCTTTTCTCCTTTTCTCCACTCTGAAAATGGGGTAGTTACTCTTCCTGCCAAAAAGTTTTCAATGTAATCTGCAAAAAACTCAGCATCATTTGCCTCTAAAGCTAATCTTCTCTGTAAATCAGCTACGACCTGTTTAGGATTTGTTCCCTTTTCCTTAGCTTTATTTAGTTTACGCTCTATTACCTCAACCTCAAGTTCCGCATCCCTTCCCAATAAAACCTCATTATCACCCTGCTTTACGGGTTTTTTTAATGTTATATTTCTTGGGGCGAAGTCTAAAGTTTTTCTCTCAACCTTCTGGTCCTCAACAATGACCCCTTCTTCCTGTAATTTTTGGGGTGTATCCTTGTCGGTAGGCTTTGAGATTGGCTTGTCTCCTTCTCCCACTTTTGTGCTATCTTCGGTAGATTTTGATACATCCACCTTCTTTGAGCCTGGCTTCTGAATGGCATCTTTTTCTTGTTTAGTTAATTCATCTAATTTTTCTAGTATATCTTTTTCAGAAGGCTCAGTAATACCTTCTTCCTGCAATGCCTTAATTGCATCTTCTTTTGTGGCTTCTTTAATAGAAAGCTCAACTCCACCTTCAAGACTAATCTCTTCAAGTCTATCATTAATTTCATCAATACGGTTTCTTTCTTTTTTTGACAACGCCTGGTCTTTACCTGCAATTAAGTTTTCAAGCTTTCTTTTTTCATCAACCAAAAGCATAGCCTCAACTTTTTTGTCTTGAGATATATCTAGGTCTGAAGTTTCATACACTAATGATGCGGCATTATCATACGCTTCTAATATTGCTTTAGCTTCCCCCTCACTAAGAATGTTATTTTTTACTTGTTTAGCCAGTGTACCTTCTAAAAAGAGCCTACTGTCTGGCGAAGATATTATTTCAAGCCGGTCTAGTTCCACAGTGGGCTTGCCTTTTTCTATTTTAAAAGCTTCTGTTATATCTTTGTACTTAGATTTATCTATAATTTTATTAAGTTTATTCTTACGCCTTTTTTGAGATATCGCTCTTATTCCAGGAGACAATGTATTTAAAGGAGCGCCAACAGCACCTCCTATTAAAAATGTATCTAAAGTTTCACCAACAATATTTACAAACGCTTCTTCATCTCCAGTAACAAAAGCATCAAGCATTTTTTGTGACAGTAAAGTTGCCGTCTCTGAACCTCCTTCAATTCCAAAACCTTTTAATAAAGAATTACTAATTTTTTTTGCAGTTACTAAAGCCTGGTCTTTTGTTTTTCCTACGAGCTGTTTAAATATACTTTTAGGTATTAATTTTCTAGTATAGTTTTCAAAAATCCCTTCAGCAGTTCCTGAGCCTACTGCGTTTATAAAAGTTTTATAATCTAAATCTTCTCCCTTTTCTTGTAAGGCTCTACTTTTTTCCGCCGCACTACCCGCTCCAATAACTCCAATACCACCTGGAATAAAAGCTAAAGCCAAAGACGGTGCTGTGCCTACAACTTCGTCTAGTAAACGACTAAGGCCTCTAACTACGTTCTCTGAAAATATATCTTCAGTTATTCCTGTATCGTATTGAGTAACCGTTTCTTGTATCTCCTCAGCACTTTGTTTAAATTTTCTAGCAGCCTCATTTGAAGCTTCAGTTATTCCCATAACTCCTCCTTGAGCATTAGCTATGCTGGAAATAAAATTTTCTCTTTCTTCTAAAGGTAATTCATCAAGATAAGATTGCAGCTCAGGGTTAAAAGCGGTGGCTGCGTTTATTGCGTTTTCAGCAACAAGCATTGGTATTCTAGCGATGCCACTTGCCATTTCCAATGCATTTGCTTTAAACTTTTTAAAAGCTTCGCTATCTTCTTCAACAGGTTCTGGTTGCACCAAAGAACCAACCTGCGATGGCAATTCCGTATCTTCTTTTTTTTTTAAACCGTATTGTTTTAAAAAAGACTCTTTGTTTTTTGTGTATAGTCCATCACGAGAGACAGCATTAAAAACTTTATCCTGGTATGTAGGGTCTTGAAACTGAACATTAAACTCGTCTAAAGTTTTAGTATAATATCCGTCTCTAACTAAAACATCATATAACTTTTGTATTTCTTCCATACTATGTAGGGTCTAATTCTCCAGGAGTTTTTACTGTAGATGTTGTTGCTGTTGTCGTTCCTGTTGTCGTTCCTGCTTCAGGAGGCACAGCATCAGGGTTATCCTCAGGGGTTTTTCTTGCGTCTAATTTATTATATATATCATACATACCCGCTATGATTCCGTCAATAACATTTCTTAATGTAGCATTGTCTTCTTTGTCATCATAGTTAAATGTTATATTATTTCCATCGGTAGTAACTCCTGACAAATCTTTAACGAAAGGCGTTAATTCTGTAGGTAGTTTAATTTTTAAAACATCTTTACCAAATGTACTTCCAACTCCACTAACTTCTATTTTATTCATTATAGACTCTGTTCCAGGAAGAGGAAATATATCTTTCACAATATCATTAACTTTATTAGTCTTATCCACATCAGGGTCTTTTATATTTTCAATTTGTTCTGAAATAGAAACACCCTGCTCTTTTTTAGCTACCTCTGATTTAGTTTGATATGTGCTAGAGTTTTCAGTTGATATTGCGGTTCTTTTTCCAAACAAACCTTTTTCTTTTCTCTCTCCTATCGTGTTAGACTTTAAATATCTTTGCTTAGCGGTTTCTGCTTTAGTTGCATCGTAGTTAGGATTAACAGCAGCCATTAAAGAAACAGCAGTTTCTTCTCTTGCCTCTACACCATCTCTCATTATTTTATTGATAGTCTTGTCTTCGCTCCCGTCTCTGTATTGAATAACATACGAAGTCTCTGTTTCGTAAACATTATCTATAGCATTGTTGTTAGCTTTAATTTTTTCTAAAGACTCTCCTGCAATACTACCTCCAGATGTAAGGTCTAAAGCTAAACCAAAACCTATCTCTCCCTCTTGCTGAGCTGTTCTTTCCGTAGCAGTAAGGCCTGAAGGTTTAGGGGCTAAAGGAGCTTTTTTCTCTTTAGGTAAATACACTTCTAGCAGCGTGTCAAACTTATCTACAGCATAGTCCATCTGTTCTTTACTTAAAGTGGTTGAGCCATCTTGATTTAGTAAAATCATTTTAGACATTTTTCCGTCTACTGTACGAGCTTCATCTGGGTTTTTTGTAAAAGAAAAGCCCTCATTTAGTGTATCTGTTAAATATGTACCTGCTTTTTCATCATCAAGGATGCCTCTAACTTGGTCTAGTCTTGCTTGTTTTATTTTAGCTTTTGTGTCTTTATCAGCATTCGTAACAGCCATATATGCTGATTCAATGGTGTTTCCAAACCCATCTCTTATTAGTCGCTGTCCCACACTTTCAGCTAATGAAGCAGCTGCTTTGTTAGCATCAAAACTATTATACATAGATGATGCTGCCTGCATAAGCTCACTTGCATTTAAAAATTCATTAGGATTGTCGCTCATTACATAAGCGCCATCTACTAATTCTTTTTTAGCTACATTAACTTCTGAGGTTAAAGGGTTGATGTATATGCCTGTTTTTCCAAAATCAAACATACTCTCCGCTTGTGCTCTTAAATACAACATTTTTTCTTTTGCCAATGTGCCATCAGCAATGCCATCCATTACAGCATCATAGTTTTCATTATATGTTTTAAAAGCTGATAAAACTAAATCCGTTCCTTGTGTTCTGTTAGCACGATTACGCATATAGTCTTTGGTGCTTAAAGCTCCCGACTTCCATAGTTTGTTGTTCATACCGGCAGACCCGGTTATAGAATTAATACCATTGGTAAGCCATTCATTTGCTTCAGCATCTTTGCCTAATGGTGTTTCCACCATTTTTTTCATGTCAGCAGCATAATTTTCTTGCTCTTTAACACGAGTAGCTTCTCTAGCCTCTTCCTGTAGTGTAAGTGTTTTAACAACGTCTTTACTGACTGATAACCAATCTACTCCTCCAGAGTCAATTAATGGCTGTGCTTTAAATCCTATTTTTGTAGCCATAAAATACTATTATTTTCTTCTATTTCTAAAATATTGTTTTTGTTCGAATGGACTCATGCCGCTAAAAAAATCTCTCGGATTGTCATATCCTACTGAAGATAAATCTGTATAATTACTGCCATATGCATCAGCTAAAGATTGGTCAAAATTTGGTATAACAGGGTTGAGATTTCCAAACTCTCCTATTGTCATTGTTCCGCTTATATCTCCTTTTCTTTGTGCTCTATTAAACTGTCTGGTTAGTTTGTTTACAGCAGCTGTTTCTGGCGTAGCAAAATATTCTGGAAGAGCCGCCCCGGCCATTTTAACACCTTCACCTACAGCCTCAATTCCTCTTTGACTTTGCTGCTCTGCTCTTATCTGAGCCAACATAGCGGCCTCTTGTTGACCTTCAACTTCTTTTAAACTAAGGCCTGCTTGCATACTAGCCAACCTAGCGTCTTCTCCCGCTGCTAATTTTTGTAAACCAAAAAGCTCTTGCCCCATGGCGGAAGCAACTCTTCGTTGACCTTGTTGTTGTGCCATTTGAACTCTACCAGCAGTAGCAGCTACCCCCCTGGTTTCTCCTTCAGCACCTGCTTGTAAAGCTTGAGCTCCTGAAGACAGTAAAGCCTCACGCTCTAACTCGTAAGCCTCTTTAGGTATTGACAGCCCCTCCAAGTAGTTTACATCTAATCTTTTCCTAGCATCAGCTAATGCTTCATCAGCAGCTCGTTCTGCTTTTTGTTGTGCTTTATTTTGTTGTTTTGCTTTTACAAACGAAGCTGTGGCTGTGCCTGCTGCTGCTGCAATTTTTGCAGCTGTTGCAATTTTTGCTGCTGTTAGGCCCACAGTTACTGCTGTTCCTGTAATTACTCCCATGTTATAATACTTTTATCATTTCTTTAGTGTAGCTATCTCCTTGAATATAACCCAGCTCTTCATATGTTTTAATAAGACCATCGTGTTTTATAAGAGCGTATGTGAATTTGTTTCCTGCGCTTTGCGCTACTCTAGTAAGAGCGTCAATCAACAAAACTAAAGCAGCCTTCCTGTTGGCTCTATCAGTATAATCTTTGTTAGAAATAATCCAATCTACCCAAGCTACTTTTGAATTTGTCATATATATAAATCCTGCACAAACAGGTATTTTTTCATCATAAACTATTAAACCACCTTTACCTTCATCTGGTAAAAAATCTTTAACAGGTGCTTCCCATTTCCAATCTTTCCACCAACCTACTAAAATCTGCTCATAGTCAGACTCTTCAAGTGGTCTAATATTTAATTTCATTCACCTACAAAGATACTAATTTTAGGGATAGCTTTTCATTACTTCAGACTCTACAGCAAATAGTTCCGTAGCTGTGCTATCTGTATTTGTTATTGTAAACAAGCAGTAATGTCCTAATACTCCATTTGATTCAGCTTGCTGATTCTTAATGTACATTATAAACCCATCCTGTAGGGATATAGCTACTGCTCCAGTTATAGAATTATCAATAACAATGTTGTTGGTATTGTTTTGTAAGTCTATGTTTATTGCCGTTACTTGACCAGCCATTTCTACTGCGCTATATGGAGGAGGCGCAAAGTATATAATGTCGCCAACACTAAGGTCGCTGCCAATAGCTATTAAAGGGTCTGTTGCAAAATTAATTATAGTGCTCGTTCCTACTACACTTACCGAAGTGCTTCTGCCTATACCATTTACTGAGCGCATAGGGTATTCTTTTGTCTGAGCTGGAAGTGTTCCATTGTTTCTTACAAAAGCAAACCACGCCCCTTCTTTCTTTTCAAACCATGTATAATCTATGCTTGCATCAGTTTGTATGTCACTATCTAAGGTTACAGACCAAGCCTTATCTGATTCTAAATTTATAGTTTTAAATAATTTATTTTCTAATGGCATATCATTAAACACACTTGTTAATGTTGAATTATACTGAACATTATAATAATTGTTTCTTAATTCATTGGTATTGTGTCTAAATAAGTTACCTCCTTTAAAAGAATAAAAGTAATTATTCATTCCTATCATCCAATCTGGGAAGTAAGAATAAAACGAAGGCCAGCCTTTTGCTGTGTCACTATAAGTTAAAGTGTATTGAAGTGAAGGGTCTCCTTGAGGTGGTATAATTGGCGGCTGTAAGTTTGGGCAAATAACATTATCATACATTAAATTGTTTTGTCCACCCATGTATCCATGATAATAACACTCATAACCAATAACACCGTAAGCTCCGGTAACCGTAAGCGTTACATCTCCATAAAAATATTCATAGGTGTTTCCGTCTTGTCCAGTTTTAGTTCCTACACTAAATTGACCTTCATAATCTATTGTAGATGTTTTACCATAATTTTGAAAAGCTATAGGATGTGAAGACGGAACGCTTGTAAAAACAAAAATTCCTGTTCCACTACCATATAAGCCATAATTACCTCCAAATACATATTTATTTATTCCTCCAATATTTTCTATAGTTACCGCATTTGTAGATTGTAAACAATATTCAGGTTGGCTTGGACCTACAGGTGCTGGTACAGGAGAAGGTACTGGAGCTGTAGGCACTGGACTAGGGGATGGAGCTGTAGGCACTGGACTAGGCGCTGGACCAAAACATATATTAGCTCCATTGCAGTCGTATTTGTTTGTTACTGTGCCGTTATTTTCAATTAAAAGCATTCCTGTTCCTGTAGCAGGAGTACTGCCAGGAGTAGCTATATAAAACTGATTGCTTCCTATAAATGGAGTAGTAAGACTTGCATCTAACCAAAAGTGCTGTGTACCGCATACCACATTGCTATAACTATTTACATCAGAATATACAGTTACTGGACAATTAGTACAAGAGGTAGGTTTTACAAAACTACCATTTCCTTGAACTTGATTAAATTGCCATAAATAAGAAGTAGGAGGCGTAGCCGATGGTGCGGGTGTAGGGGCTGTACATTGAGAACAACCATTTAACCCATAGTAGGCACTGGACACTACTTGTTGTCCGCTATTTCTTAAAGCTGTTACTTGCCAACAATATCCATATATAGAATATACATCAAAAATGTTTAGCTGAGGATTCCCTGGAAACGTCCAATCATTTTTTATGCTAGAATCATCACAGCGAGTAAATTCATAATAAAAAGCCATACGGATTTATTTAACTACAAATTTACAAATTTAATTGCTTGCATCTTTTAGAGCAAGAAGCCTGATATCTGAAGAGTATACTTGTCTTTCATACCTGCATTTGCTGATAAATGAAGCGGTTTAGAATCCCATATATAGCCATCTCCAGCGTTCCAATTATCGGATGTTTTCCAAATATTATCTTCTTCAGATTTGTACTGTAACATATGTCCAACTTTCCAAGGCTCAAGATATATATTAGCCCTTACCTTTGTTCTCTTGTCATCAGGAAACCTTTTGTTTATTTGAAAAAAAGTATCTCTATGTAAAGCAATTGTATTTCCTGGAGGCTGTAATATACTAGAGATAGTAATTACTTCCATTCCAGTTTGTTTTCCTAAGTCTTTAAAATCTACCTGTTTGTCTGTGTACCATAGCTGCTGAATTACAGTATTATCTTTAGTATACGTTTCTCCTAGCCCATACTCTTCGTGTATGTCTGTTAGCTCATCAAGCTGATGCGCCAAACAAGTTCCTTTATGAACTGAATAATCTTGCATTGGAGGTAAAAAATAACTCCAATCATAATCTAATTTTATTTTTTTTAACATTATAATATATATTTATTGGTTATTACTTCATCTACTCCTGTGTTTTCTTTCATCCACATAGCTTCTTTATAAGTGTTTAATATTGGTTTGCCTTGAATATTAAAAGAGGTATTTAATAATACAGGGTGATACTCTAGCAAATCATATATAAATTTATTTTGTTTTTCAGTAACTGTTTGAAGCCTACAAGTTTTATCTACATGAGTTATTCCAGGAAACCGACTATCTTTTACTTTTACATTGTGAGTCATCCACCTGTGCCTGCCATAAGACTTAAAATATTGACGGGCATCTTCTTCTCTACACACTCCGGCAAAAGGTCTAAACCACTCTCTATTTTTTACCTCTGAGTTTAATCTTTCTTTTACTCCTTGTTTGGGTGTGCAAAGTATAGAGCGATTTCCTAAAGCTCTAGCACCGTGTTCTGCTCGTCCTTGTATTAATCCTATTATTTTACCCTGTAATAACATTTGAGACACTTCGCCTACACTTATATCTTTACCTTCAGGTATATCATCGTATGGTTCAGAGCCTAAGTAAGTGCTGTCTATAGGCTCAGAAGGTTTAATTAAACTTAATAAACACCCTAATGCTATACCTCTATCATCTGAGTTAGGAGAAACAAAAGCTTTATATGTGGTATTGTTTAATATATTCATAGCGCCGCCGCCAGCAAACTGTATTTCTCTATCTGGATATTTAAATATAAAAGGCAATGCAATATCTGCAAACTTTTTTTCAAACATATACTGATTAGCATAGGCAAGGTCTTTAGATTTTTCATCTTTTTGATGACAACCACAAAACATTTCTGACCAATTTTTATGAGCTTTATCTATCTCGTTGCTGTTACTCATATCATATAAACGAGTTACATAACCAAACATTTCATCATCTCTTTTTCCATATGATGATAGCCCCATAGCTTTACCGGCATAAGTTAAATTACCAAACCACCAATCCCTTTCTCTTGTTATGTCTCCCATATAATGCCCTAAAGCAGCGTAAGGAACACATAAATCTTTTTCTGATTGATGTATAAGTTGAGGATGTTGTCCTTTCTCACCTAAATATATATTAAAATGACCATTATCAGAACCTCCATCAAAAGAAACAATTAAAGATTCCTTAGCCTCTGAATGATACATTACATTACAAGCGTGTGCTTCATGATGTGGAACATACAATACATTAGCAGCTCTTAAATCTTTATTGTGTTCTTGAGGCCAAGAGTTTGTCATAGCATAATCATATTCTTTTGCCCCGTGTTTTAATTCAAAGTAATCTAATATTTCATTTAAAACTTCAATAGGGTTAAGTATGGGATGGTAATAAAAAAATGCTGCATTTTTTATTTGCACCCATCTTTCTAATTCTATTACCTCAAGAATGTCTCCTCCATAAGATAGAGCTATTGCTGCATTATGAGACCCGTGTATTCCTAAATTAAATTTTGCCATAATATAATTCACCCCAAAGGTCTTGCCAGTTGTAGGGCTCTGATTCCCAAGGGTATTTATTGTATTGAATTTGTTTTCTGTCAAAGTTTAAAGACTTTCTGTGATGGTCTATTTCACCATTGTAGCCTCTAACTATATTTATGTAATCACTATATGTAGACATCCTAGAGCCATAAAAGTTTTTAGCATTGGCGCATATAATAGTGTCTAAAACTAACTCATGGCTTTTGCTAGACTGTGTTAAGTCTTTTAAAAAAATAGTATTATATTTTTCTTTTAAAAAATCAAACATTGATAAGTCAGGTTCATCAGTTGCTATGTATAAAGGTACTGATTTTCTGACACTTCCATCTAATAATGCTTCAAGATTCTTGTAAAGGTCTTCTGTCCATTGTGTTTGTGTATATTTAAAATCTCCTCTTCTTATATGCACAGCGTCATAGTCGCCAGGCATAAGTTTTTTTGACTGTACAAAAAACTCTTCTCTAAACTTTATACCATCTTTTACTTTTTGCTGTATTATCCTTCTTGCGTTGTCGTTAGGAGGATATACATGGTATCCAAAATGTCCCAATAAATTTCTAGGAAAATGTATGATTTTATCTTCACACATAATATCATATAAAAATTCTCTGTTGTCACAATTAAATTCGTTAAAGTGATTTATATCTTCTATACTATGGTATATAAGACCTTTACCTATAAACTTTTGAGGACCCCAGTTTATGTCTGTATCGTTAAACATTACACATTTAATGTCTTTACATATACCATCATAGTTTTGTATCTCTGAAGAATATTTTACAAGGTCAGTATCTTTATAATCGATACAATCAAAATTATCTGTAAACGCTTTTTTATCTAGTATTTCCCAAATATCCCAAAAAGTTTTTTTGTCGTGATGCTCTGCTAAAAATAAACAATACCCTGGAGGAGGTAATATAATTTTTCTTCCTGAAACATATGACATAGCTCCAACCATCTCATAGCACATCCGAATATTATTAAAACCACCCCACCACCAATCAAAAGATATATATCTATCCTTCATAAGGAGTAAACGGTTCTGCGTAAGTAAAGTGTGTGTATATATTGTCAAAGTAAGTCCCTTGATAATTATCCAATCTTCCGTGCATACAGCATCCAGATTCAAACATAATCATTTGACCGGGTTCAACATCTACTCCCCACCACTGATTATCATGGTCTTGAATATTTAAATTCCAAGGAGCATCTTTTCCAAGAGTAATACTAGAAGCAACATGATGGGTATCTTGTCTGTCAAAATGCGCATTAAAAATGGTGTTATTGCTATAACTTCTTACGCCATAAACTACAGCTGGGTTTAAATCTCTTTGACACCACTCTTGATGTAAATCAAGCATGGTTGATTTTATAAAATTTACTTTATCTTGGTGTTGATTTATGTCTTGTAAAAAACTTACTTGTTTTGAATAAGCCTCCTTCCCTGGATAATTTTCTTCTTGAAACTGAGCTCTGTCATAAAAATCAACAAGTATACTATATACCGCTGGAGGCACATCTAATACTTGAAAACCTTTTTTGGTTGCTCTAGTAATTGGCTGTAGTGGACTAGGGTCATACGGAACATACTTCCTCTCTTCTTTTATTAGCATCATAATTATATTTAATTAAATTTAACAACTTCCTGTCAATGTAAAACTTGAACCATTCCAATATTTATATGTAAGACCTTGCGTATAATATCCAGCACTAGCATTTGAATTACAACTACTATTAGCATATGCAGTAGTAGCAGAGCTTAAACTGGAGGCGTTAAAGAAATAATTTCCATAACTACCTGAACACACAGTAGAACTGCTTTTTTGCACATATAAATTATAGCATTGAACCACTGGGGCTGGAACAGGACTAGGCGCTACTGGAGCAGGACTAGGGGCTACTGGAACTGGCGTTGGACTAGGAGGTACAATAGGAGCAGGCACCGGAGCTGTAGGCACTGGACTAGGTACAGGACTAGGGCTAGGCGCTACAGGCGCTACAGGACTAGGAGTAGGGGTGGGACTAGGGCTAGGCGCTACAGGCGCTACAGGACTAGGCACAGGACTAGGAGCAACAGGAGCTGGAGCTGGAGCAGGTACAGGCACAGGTATTGGTGCTGTAGGCGTTGGCACAGGAGTAGGAACACTACACGATTGCCCCGCCATTAAAACTCCGCTTATTTGTTGCCTTACAATACTGTCATCGGAATACCATCCGTTTTGTGATATAGTTGATAAATTCGCATCATCATAAATCGTTGTTGCGTTTGTAAAACTTGCTGTATCAAAATAATATGTTGCTAGTGTTGCCATTTTTTAAAATTAATTACAAATACCTTCTCCATAAATATAACCTGAGCCTGGACTTATTTCTACAGCTTTCCCATTTGGTAAACAAACACTAGGCGGAATAAACCACACTTTACCAAATGTATTAGTAACACTGCTTAATAAGGTTGTTCCTGCCGCATCTGTATAAATGTAATCTGCGCCCACTGGACACGCACCGCTACCACTATGATAATAGGTTTGTGTCGAAGAGCTAGGCCCATTAACGCAAGCATCTAAATAACTGCTCCAATATACATTAATACTTGTCATAGTAAATGCCGTGGTGCTTGTTGTTGGCGCTGGTACAGGAGTTGTAGGTACAGGCACAGGGCTAGGCGCTACTGGCGCTGGCACAGGCACAGGCACAGGCACAGGCGTTGGATTTGGATTACAAACCCCAGCTGTATCTATATTAGAAGCTGTTCCTAAATCTGTCATTCTAAAAATTCCCTGTGACTGTCCATAACCTTGATTAGGCTCTCTTACTCCAAAATAATTATTTCCTCCTTGAAATATTGTTGTTAATGCTGCATCTGTATAGAAGAATGTGCTATTAGCATATGTAGTAGCAAACGAACTAGAAAAACTATAAAGAGCTACAGAGGCTGAGGGACACGATGTAGGGCTTGTAGAGCTACCCGTTCCTGGTTCAATTAACCATCGATATACTGGTGTTACCGGTACTGGAGCTGTCGGAACAGGTGTAGGTGGAAAAGTACACCCTGTACAAGCATCTGTAGTGCTTGTTGTTGAATAACAAAGTTTTTGTGAATTAGACTGTCTATAGTCCCAAATTAAATATAAAAAATTACCGCCAGCAGGCAAAGTAAAACTTGCTGAATATTGGTCTGGGTTAGTTTGACTTGATATAGGAGTAACATTAGTTGATGCCGCCAACAAAGCGTTTATGTCAGTACCATTATTATCGTAAAAAGTTCCAGTTCTAAGATATCTAAATTTATTTTTAGATGGGTCAAATACAAAATCATCAGTAGATTCTTTTTTACTTATAATAGAAACTATTGCTCCATCTCCCGGAATAAACCCTCCTCCTTGCTGCCCTGCTTCTTGTAAATATTGTGACACTATAGGATTAGTAGTACTATTTCCAAAAGTAACAGATGTGTTTTTAGGTGGTGAATTAAACCCGCCGTCACTCCACCTATATATATTTGTAATTCTTTGAGACGCATCAGCATTACTGGTTATTGAAACATTAAATACAGTCATGGTTGCAGCCTGAGGACAGCCAGCAGTAACATCTATTGTTTGAGCTGATAAGCTATCGTGTGATATATTTATTTGAACAGTATCTGTAGTAACAACATTTTTATTAAAAGTCAATGTACCGTCTTGAAACACCACGCCGGTAGTGTGAGATACGCTATTGTAAACCGCTGTAATAGTGTATCCTACTCCGCTTATTGTAGTTTCAGAAACTATATCGTTACTGTTTGTTTCAGTTACTGTATTTTGACTAGATTCAGTAACAATATTATCAAAACCTTGAAAAGGTATTACAAAATCTATATTAACTAGACCTAATAAATCACCTAACTCCACGCAATAACTTACAGTTTGCCCTGGTAAAATTGTTAAATCTCTTGTAGTGTTGCATTGAAAACAATCTTCTGACACTATAGGTAGCTGAACATTTGAATGCAATACATACTCATTCATATAAGGGTCAAATCCACCTATTTTTTGAGTATTAAAAGTTTGTATAAATAAATCCCTAAACCATCCTCTCATTCCAGCTTCTGAAATAACCCGAAGCTGTTCGTCTCTCATTGAGCTGCCAACTAGATTTATTACAGCACCTCTTTTTGCATCAGTAAAATATTTATTAGGCCCCCATGATGAATAACTTTCAGGATTTTCACTAACACCATACTCTTCTATTCTAGCTATTTGAGTTCCTAAAACTTCCGGAACAGATGTTACTGCTCCTCCACCCGTAGAATCGCTTAATAAATTTTTACCTGTTAATACATAAGATATTCTATCTTCTTGTAAAGTAAGTATATCTGTTTTTCTACCATCTAATAATTGAATAGGTCCATAAGACTCTTCTAGTGGTTTAAAATTAAGAAGCCCTAAATTAAACTCATTAAGTTTATTTACGTTGGTTTCATCATTATATACTCCACTATAAGTTATGTCGGCAAAACGGTGTTCTTCCTTATAATTCATATTGGATGTTGAAGTAACACGCTCTCCTAAGTTTTTAGTTTTACCAGTTATAGAGTCTAATATTTTATAACTTTCTACTCCATTTCCAAACACATAACAGTTAGAAAACTCTGTGTCTATAATAGCTGATTGACTAGATGTTTGAGTCTGAACATTGCCTGTATGCATTCCGTCTGCACTTATAGGAAAAGATAAGTGGTTTTCATACCATACATTAGGAAGCGCATCAGTAGGTTGTGTTTCAAATACTAAAATAGAATCGGCTCTATATATTTGTATATCCGCTGTAACTGTAGAGCGTCTTTTTGCTCTTGACAATGTGCCTCCACATCTTACAGTACCTGTAATAAGTAATGATAACTCTCCATCTCCTCCAGCAGGATTTTGTTCTCTATAAAATTTATAATAATTTGTGCTTTCAGCAGTTGATATATCAGTTTTAGAAGTGGCTGGAGCTGATTCATATACATTTAATATGCTTCCCGTGTTTCCTCCGACTTCTGTAATTGCATCGTCTAATGCTACTTGAGCGTTGTCTCCATTCCACCAATCCTGCATATTTGAATAAGTAGTAGATGACACAAACTCTACATTTAATGTGCTTATTCTTCTTTCACACTTTGCATTACCTTTACCAACACCTAATCTCTCTTGTCTTATAGATATAACAATTCTACTGCCCGCAGGAACATCATAATCTAAAAACTGAGTAGGATTTGCTGGGTCAGCTAGATTCATGGGGTATGAAAGTATAGGAAAATTATTTGCACTATTTTGAATCGCCGTGTCTGAACCCGGAGTTATAATATCATTATCACCACGAACAGTAGAAAAATTATTTGGGTTAATTTTCATGTATGTTCCAGATGGAGAAGTAATGGCAGCTCCGGAAGCATCTTTTAAAAAATCTGCTGATTTTACTTCTTTCTCTAAAACAGTAGCTTCTACGCATCTTAGTATAGGACCATTGCTATCAGACTTTACAAAGTATCTATCTCCTTCTTCTACTTTATTAGCGTTCTCACCCTCTAATAAAAAATATGTTGAATTAGTTAGAGGGTCTTCAAAATAAATACTTGTATATATAGTATCATAAGTAGATTCTGAGGGCTTTATTACAAACTTATAGCGAGTTGCCCAGCTAGGAGCTAATTGCTGACTTGGTATTGTCGCTCTTATATCGTTTTTATTTATTGAGCTAGAACAAGGAATATGTACAGAATTATTAGGACTCACTAAAGCTGTAGAAGCTCTATTAAAATTATCCATATACACTATACCTATTTCATACCCTCTATTGCTATGTAAACTTTTTGGAGAATTTGCAGTAGAAAAAGAAGCGACAGCACTATTAACAGAATAAAACTCATACGAATTGTTAGCACCGTCTACATAATTCATAGCTATAATTTGCAGTCCAATTGTATTGCTTGCTGGAGAGGCTATTATATTTATAGGTTGTCCTGAAGCAGTTATACCACTTGCTGTTTTAGTATATGTTCCAAGAGTAGAAGGCAATGCGCAATTAACCTGGTCAGTTAAAGTAGAACCGTTGCAAGCATTAGTGACGGTTTGAATATTAGCTACAGTTCCTATTTTTTCAATAAAATCGGTACTTGTTGCTAAACCATATACATTATTGAAATTTGTGGGAAGAGTGTAATCAAACACTATGCTAGTGCTTACTGTTTGTGAAGTAGGCGTAGTTCCAGTAAATTGACTATGCTGGATATTAAAATCTAATGTAATACTTGAGCCAGCATTTAATTCTAATGTAGTTCCATTTTGATTAGATAAATCAAAATAGACTACACAATCATTTACAGTTACGGGAGTTGGTCCGTATGTATAATTCCCTGCTCCTGTAGAATCTAACAAATCAGAAATATCTATTACTGTTGAATTAATACCTGCTGAAAATTCTAACCTTATATCTTCTTCAAACTTATCAGTTAAATTATATCCATCTTTATAATTTCCGTACATAAGCCTGTTACCCATTAAAGTTTGGGATTTAGCTATTAAAGGAACATTATCATAAAGCCTCAGTAATTCTGAATCAGGCAATAATGTAAATATTTGACTGTTATCAAACGTATAAGTGTAGTTAGTATTGTTTGAATATCCTAGATTACTTTTATCTAAATACTCTATAACTTTTATATTATTAGTTGTAGATTCTTTAAACAATAATTGTATACCCTCAACCAATGAACTTCCTGAATTAAAAGTAATAATTGCAGCATTCTTAGTATTTTGCATTCCTTCATTTAAATAACTATTGTAGCTAAAATTAAATGAGCTCGGAGTAAACGCTTCCTCGCTAAACTGTGAAGTTGCAGAATATTGATTGTCAGCATATTTATATCTATAAGCAAATGATATAAATCTTTCTTCTAAAAAATCATCTTCTTGACCTGAAACATTAATTGTTTGAATTGTAGGAGACTCAATGGGAGGTCTTTTTATTACTAAAATAGATTCTGCACTAAAACTATCTAAATTATTTACCGGAACACTATACCTTCTGTTTACATTTATGTATCGTGGAGGATTTAAATTGTCCGTAAAATATAAAAGTTTATTATCTATTAAATTAACACCGGTTATTAAATGATAAGTGCTAAAATTTAAAGTAGTATTTAAATTAGTTCCGTCATTAATACTAATAACATGATATGTTATTGAATTATCATTTGTATTATAAGATACAATTAAATCTAACTTACTTGTAGAGCCTGATGGAAAAGATGGGTCATGCACAAACCAATATATAGTTTCATTTGCTCCGTCTTCGTAAGCGCCTACACACCTGGCGTTATTACTTAATTCAACATCGTTAAACATTAAAGTGCTTAAAGATGTATTTCCTTTTGAATTTTCAACTGAACCAACTTCAGAACCTTCTGTAGAGCCTAGCCTTACGTTTAAAGCATCAATATACTCACCATTCGGAACAAGCCTTTCGTCAAGGCTTTTGTTCATACGGCCAGCGATAAAATTTCTTTGAATGTTTGCCATCTTATTTAATCCACTTATTCTCTCCTCTTAGATTCATTAATAATCTACCTGGATGAATATTGCTTAATCTAATTTTTGCGTTTCTAAGTAAAGCTGTTTTTCTTTTTCTAGCTCTATTAATAATATATTCTTGAACATTGAACTTGCTATTTAAAATTGCATACTCAATGTAAGCATAAACATAATCTTCAAAAAGTTTGTTAACCGATACTTGAGAATCATCTCCACCTTCCATTCCGTCAGAGATGTATTCTAATACACAGTTTTCATTAAGCATAGTGGAATCAAAATTAATAACCCCTGCTTTTTTATCTATTCTAAATGTAGGGTTAAAGTTTGCGGTTTCTGTATTTAAACCATAACGAGCTCCAATAGTATAATCTGCATACCAGTTAGATTCAGAATCTAATGCTACTTGGTCGGCTGCATTTTCTTGATTAAGATAAATACTGTTTTGTTGACCATTTTTTCTTTCTGTATCTAAAGTAGATTCATCAGTTATTACCGTGCCGTCAGCATTAAATGTTAGCGTGCCTCCAGCTCCTTGTAAATAAGACTGAGCAGAGTTAACTTGAATGTTCTCATTTAAAGGTCTAAGCCATCCATCTTTGTATAATGAAATACGAATCCAGTTTACATAGTCACTAGGCAGCACAAAAGTTAAGTTGTCAAAAACTGTCAACTCTAATGCTTTTACCTCCATAAATGCATCGTAATTTAATTCTTGTATACCACGCTTTGCATGAAACAATATTTTAAATCTTTCTTCGTTATTAACTAAAGAATGATTTCCAGAATACATTAACTGAAAATTATTTACTATATCTTCCAAGCTTACATATTGATACGACCCCCAATTCTTATTAGTAGGTGCAGTGCCTGCATTTTCGTAATATTGATATTGTGATAAATATGCCATCCTATTGTTCTTGGTTTTCTTGTTGTTCTATTGATTGCCCAAATTGTACTGTAGCTATTTCTCGTATAGACATTCCAGCATATTGCAGTATTCTAGCAACCAAATTATTTACGTCATCTGGAGGAAGCTCAAAGTCCTGGTAATCTGATTGAGACTGGTCAAAGATAGGCTCTCCTCCTGTCAATGAAACATATGTCCATTTAGGGTCTTTAGGGTATCTTATATATTGACAAACTACTCTTCCTATAGTAGACACAGTGTCAGGGTGCAGTGTTAAAATTGAGCCTTCTTGTGTGTATGCAGGAAAAGTAATATTTGGAGCAGTAAGCATAGATTTATTAAGCATAGTAATTTTACTATGGTTTACCTGCTCTGCTTCATTTTTTAAATTTACTTTTTTATAAATTGCATATGTTATATTTGCTGTAGTTAATGATGCCACATTGACTACAAGTGTGGTTTGATTAGTTACAGAAACAACTTTTAAATTTGTCACTACTGAATTAGCTAGTATAACAGACACAACATCTCCCGCTGCTACTCCGTCAGTCTGAAACGTAGCAGTAGAATCTATTAACTGTGTGTTTCCTCCTCCGGTAGACGTTGTAACTCCGGATGAGGTTACTAAACTATATATCAAAACCTTGTTTAATAAATAATAATCTGAGCCAGTTGTAGCTGGTGTAGGAACACTATATTCACTTAACACACTATGAGATAAACTTGCTGTAACAGAAAAAGTATCTATAACTTCTTCATATCCCTTATTAATATCAGCATATCCTGTACCTGATACTCTACCGTTTTCTTTATTAATCTGATTATTATAAGCTATAAAATATTCATCAAAAATATCTAGCTGTGCTTGTTTAGCAAATAGATTAAAATCCGATGGAGAGATGTACCCGTAATTATTCTTGTTAAGGATAGCAAGAACTGTATTTCTAACAGCGTTTATCATCGCTTTCTTTTTTACAAAGATAAGCAAAAAAAAAGAGGTCAATTATTTTTGACCTCTCTCTGCAATCGCTAATCTTCTAGCAATTTTTCTAACATCTTCAAAGACTCTATACCATCATCGCTTTGTAGATATGAGGACACAATATACATTGGGTCTTCTCCAAAAGGCACAGTTAACATCTTCTTTTTATTAGTAGATGTGTTAAACCATACTTCTTTTTGTTTATTCCTAAATGACAATAATCCCTTATCAAAAAACAACTGTACATTAGATTGTAATTTTAACATAGGGTCGTTAATCATTTTTAAAAATGTATGTGGGTCACGCTTAACAAAAATTAATATGTCTCTACGAAGTTCTGCGGTACTCATTTGCTCTGTGTTTTTTCCAAGTAAAACTCTGGATATGGTTTCAACTTGGTCTACAGAAAGTTTTCTAGCCTCAATAAGTGCATCCGCTTCTATATTTAATTGTTCAATCTCTGCTGCTGCATCTTTTTCTTCATTCACCTCAACAAACTTTTTACCGTTTAAGGGATGGTAATACAAGAACTCTTGTAGCACAGGATTGTTTTTTGGAACTCTTAAAAACCCATCCATAAAGTCAATAGGCTCTCTAACTACCTGTCCATCTTGCTCATCTTCAAAACAAGATTTTTGGTTAGGAGAATATCTCAACACTCGGTTGATTCCTTTGTCTTCATCAAAATGTAATAAGGGTTGTCTTCTTGAGCCACCAGAAGGTAATAAAAAAGATATTGGGGCTCTATCTCTAGTAAGTTTGTAGACCTTGTCTACTAATGCGTTTTTTTTCATTATATATAAATTTAATTTGATTTAAAAAAAAGGGAGGCGGTTAAACCTCCCTTGGTAAAAATATTACTCTTGGAATAAGAAGAAGTTGTTTGCACCTAAAGTACATACAGCTCTCTCAGACAAAAAGTGAACTTCCATAGCATCTAAGCTTGAAGTTGCAGCACCGCCAGCAGAACCTGTAATCCAAGTTTTGTAACGTCTGTCTTCAGTTTCAGAAGCTCTGTATCGAACATGAAGGAATGGTCTCTTCGCATTCTTCCCTAAAATCTGGTCGTATACTGTAGTTGAACCAGCTGGTACTAATAGTCCGTTTACACGGCCTGAGTTAGCTCCTGTAGGTAAACCACCACGCATAGTTGGGTCATTTAAGTATTTCCAGTCAGACTTGTAGAAGTCATATCCTCTACGGAATCCAGTGAATCCAAGGTTTAATGCCATGTCTTTGTCATTGTCAAATAAACCATAAGATGTTCCACCAGCTCCATAAGAGTTTTGAGCTGCTAACATATCATCAATATCAAAGCTAAATTCTCTATCAACGAAAATTACATTTTCTTCAATAGAACCTTGCTTATCAAGTCTTGAAATAACTGCATCAAAGTCAGCTAGTGCAGCTGGGTTTCCACCGCCCCACACATTTCCACGATTCTCAACTACATAGAAGATACCTTCAGAACCTTTGTTCCCTACATCTCCTGTAGCAGCAATTGCTCCTGACGCAGCTTCTGCTGGTACAGCTTCAATCATTGCTGTTTCTAAATAGTCGTCAAAACGTAGACGAGTTTCGTGCTCTGATTTAAGATACCATAAGTATCCAGATGCTCCGTTTTCAGTAGTTACTTCTACCCATCCAATTTGCGCCATGTCAGACCCGCTTACAGCGTATTTGTCTTTGATGATAATTGGAGAGTTATCAAAGATAACGTCATCAGCTTCTAATGAGCCTACCATTCCATTAGTTCCTTTTTTAAATTCAGAACCATAGATGAATACTGTTCTTGTAAGTCCAGTACCACCAACTTGTCCAGCTGCTTCATAATAAGCTACATCAAAAGTACCAGCTGCTGTGTTCACAGCAGTAACAATACCTTTGTTCATTCCACTTCCTGCATTATCAGAGATAACAACAGTCTGTCCTACTCTAATTGCAATGCTTCCAGTACCAGGTACTAGCGCATCACTTACAGTAATAGTAGCTGTATCAGCTGCTGCTGCTGCTCCTGAAGCACAGTTAATGTATTTAGTGTGTAATCTTCCTTGCTCCGCCCATTTGATAAGGTCAGAGTTAGATGGCATCTCTGCTCCTACTAAACGTAAGAAAGATGCGATTGTACGATTTCCATATCGCTCAAACTCTTTTTCATAAGTATCAGGTAAATACTGATTTAAGAAATCAAAGTTTGTAATGTAGTTAGTTGCCAAAGGCACCTGTTCTGCACTCGGTTGTAAAGCAAACCCAGGGGTTGCTTGAACTGCTCCTGCCATAATAATTAATTTTTAAAATTTATTTTCGTTTAATACTTCTTATTTTTAAGCCTCGTCCCGAATCAGGGTTAACTGACTTAACTTGAAATCCTCCCTTATTAGTTATTTCAGGTGTTTTACGCTCAGTCATATTTATATTCTTAGTTTTGCGTATTACATCTTCCGTAGCTTCAGACTTGCCTTGTTCATAAAAGAACTTAGCAAATTTGTCAGGATTCATTGCAATTGATAAAGCTCTATGGTATCCGGCAGCGTCACTAATTAAACCCTTATCATCCAAGTACTTATTAATAAAGTTCATCGGAGTCTCTTGATTTTTCTTAATTGTCTGCGCATCACCGGGAGAGAAGGTTACTGTTTTGTCGTCAAGCACGAAATCAAAACCTTTGAAATCTTCAGTAAAAACTTTATCGGATTCTTTTAAAAACCAATTACGTTTAACCTCACTTTCCTGTTGTTGAGTTTTAACAGATTCTAAATATTGCCTATACTCTTGAAGTTCTTCATTGTTGCTCTGAGAATCAGCAGCCGGTCTCGACTCAAGGGGCTGCTTGTATAATTCTTTTTGCTCATTAAAAAACTTCTTTGCTTTAGCAATAGTTTTCTTTTTTGCTAGTTTAGTTTTTTTAACTACAGCTTCGTCATCTAGTTCTTCATCATAAGAAAAATCCTCCATTAGAGAATCTATGTCTTCTGGGTCTAAACCTTCGCCTTCTGTAATTGTTAAATACTCTCTTAGCAAAGCATCAGGATTCATAGCACTAAAGTCTTTTTGTAATCTTACATAGTCTTCAATACCTCTTCCTGTTTCTTTTTTATACTTAAAGTAGGATGCAACATCTTCAGGAAGCTCTTCAGCTTCTTCTCTTGCTGCACTTAATTCATCTAATGAATTAATTTCCTTACCGTATCTTTTTCCAATATATGAAAGAACGTCTTCTTCTGATAACTCGGCTGGTTCTTGAACTGGCTCTGGTTTTTCTTCAGAAGTTTCTTTTGCTTCAGTAGTAGCGTTATCGCTACCTTCTTCCGCAAAGTCCATTTTTACTTGAGGAGTTTCTTTTGTGGTCTCATCAGAGTCACTAAACTTTTCCTCATGCTTATCAAGAAGTTCTTGTTCAACTTCTTGTACTGATTTTTCTTCAACGGCTTCTACCGCTCTTACTTTTAATTCCATTTAATTTAATTTAAGTTACAAATTTAGTTAAAATATTAACGCTCATTATCGAGGTGAAAACTCTGATAAATCAAAGCCATCAAGACTATCTTCATTAGACTCAAAGTTTTGAGGAGGTAAATTATTTTTACGTTGTGTAATTAATTTAGACTGCTCAGTATTTTGTTGACTAATTCTGTCACTCTTGGCTTGTTCTCTTTCACCCTCTCTAAAAGCTAGGGCCTGTTCGCTTGTGTTGCGAAGTTGAATATTGTAATCAAACTCTTGTTGCATTAATTGAGACTTAAGCTGTGCCTCCGCTTTTTGTTTTTCTATTTCAAAAGCTATTTCAGCTTGCTTAACTTTCATCTTAGATTGAGTCTCTAACTCTATCTTTTGCATAGCTACTTGAGATGCCATCTCTTGAGACTTGAGCTGTTGTTGAGCTGTCATGGCTTGCTTTTGCATAGCCATCTTTTCATCACGCTCTTGTTTAGCAAGTCTCTTAACTTTTAATAATTGATTAGCTAGCTTCAAGTTTTTTATCTCACGAATATCAATAGCATCTTCAAGATTAATATCTTGTTTAGATAAAGCCATTTGTATGTTCTGTTCAAGCATAGCTTTTTGCTCTTCGTCTGGAGAAAGTTCTATGAATACTCCAAAGTCATATATATACAAGTCAGATATTTCACCTAGTATACTTACATTGTACTTGCCAATTTTATTTATAAAGTCTTCTTTAAAATCTGAGTACTCTAAAATATCAGCTACTCTATAAGTTAAAGCCTCTGCTAATGAACGATATATATAAAGACTTCCGTCTAATATATGTCTAGTTGCAGTGTTTGAGTTTAGCGCTGCTAGTTTTTGAACACCTACTAAAGCTTCAGGAGAAGGCGTAGAACCGTCTCTCGCTTCATTTAAGCCTGTTACACCACGAATCATATCTAAGTAGTGGTTATAATTAGCTATAAGCATTTGTGTCTTAGAAGCGCCTGAATTGCTTGTGAGCTGCTGTATAGGTATTTTACCTTGATTGTACTCTCCTTCTTGAGTATAACTTCTACCGACTACACTACCTGTTTGAAAGTATAATCTTAATGCGTCAGATGGGTCATATGCCGCACCTGTTCCCAAATCCACTTCATTAATACCATCTGCATCAATATAAACCCCATCAGGTACAGTTCTAGCTATAACCTGTTGTAATTTTAAATGAGTCATCTGTATTAAATCAGCAAAAGGAATCATTCGTCTTACTAAAGACTCAATAACTCCTTTATACATTCTTGGTGCTACGGCAACATAATTTGGTAAAGCGTGCTGTGATGATGACTTAGGTCTAACCATATTTTCAGCTAGTTCCCACTTGAGAATAATATTAGTACCCATGACCATTACACCATCATACCATACATCAATAGTTTTTTCTATTTTTTCAAACTTTCCATCTTCCATCATTTCTTGTGGAGGATTAAAAGTGTCATCTTTTTCTATTATCTTAGAGCCACCACCTTCAAGTATTCTTTTTTTATAGACCATTTTTTTAGTGGTCTTATAATTAAAATACATTAGAGTACAAGTATCTCTATAAAAAATATCATTCTCATAAAACTGAGCTACATTATAATAATCATACCAGCTCTGACTATATTTAGATATTTCTTCTAAATCTTCACGAGTAAGACTAGGGTCAATCTTTAATAACTCGCCTATAGGCAATGTTTTAATTTCACCCCAATAAAAACAATCTTTAAAGTGTGGGTCTTCAGTATAGCTATACACAACATTAGCTGGGTCTACATAAGATATTTGAACTCCAGCACCGGGTAAAAATTCGTGTTTAGCTACAGACATCCCTATAACTGTAGAGTCATAGTCTATTTGTTTACGAATATCATCATAATGATTTTCTGAAAACATAGTATCTACCGCTTCTTCTTCTGCTATCTCTATTGCAGGTTTATAGTTGAGGTTCATATAAAGTGAAAGCTCCTCATCAGAAGAGGGCAAATCATCAGGGTCCATTATAAAAGGGTCTACCCCTGTCTGCTCCTGTATAGTAGTAAGAATATCTTTAGCGGCCATCTGACCCTCTATCATATCTTGATACTTGCTTCTTTTAGCTTGAGATAATGCGTCTTGAGCATAAGCTTTAACCTTAAACTCTCTGTCTTGCATTCCATTGACCACAATGTCAACAAACTTTGGAAGTATAGGCACAGGAGTCCAGTCTAAATTTAGATAAGACAAGTCTCCATCAATTGCTAATTCGTTTTTGTATTTGGCTATGGACTGCTCGCCCCTAGCATATAATCGCAGTCTGTGAAAGTCCCGCCATTGATTATAATATCTACACTGGTTTCCATCTTTTTTAAACCATTCGTACTGAATAGCTTGTCCTATCTGTAAACCAAATTCGTCTGTAGCTTTTTCAGCGTCTGAGACAAATTGACTTGGAAAGCCTGTAGATGCAATGTCTATTGTAACATCCTTCATCTATCTAATTAATTCACTTAAAGTTCCCTTATTTGTATACCTGGCAAAGTTAAGGTTTATTTTTGATTGTTTTTTCTCTACCTGGTACATATGCTTTTGTGTTGCCATAATTGCTAGTCCAGAACTAATACTGGCATCAAACTTAGTTCTGTTGTTTATATCAAACTTAGCCCAGTCTTCTAATGTCCTGGTAAAGAGCATATTGCCCATCTCGTTTTGTTCTCTAAATGTGCCTTCTAAATCTAATCCTACATTTTTTTCTATGTATGATTCTATTGCAGCAGCGTGTGACTGTTTTACATCTTCAGAACTGTTTGGAATACCACCCAGCTCTTTTTCACTTTTTGAAAGTTTTGACTTATGTTTATCTGGTCTGTTTATAGAAAAAGGTCTATAGCCTCTATTTTTAAAATGGTATAACAATCTAGGTTTATTATTTTCTACAAGGATAGGCATTCCATAAAATACGCAGGCCATAAGTACCTCTTCAAAAAATATCTCAGCTGTTTGTGGTCTAGCTACATACTGTAAAAAAAACTCATTTGCTGGAGCTTCTTCCATGCTAAAAGTTGTCATGCCATGAAGCGCTCCATTAGAGCCACCTCCACCTACAGTTCCTGATATATCATACGAGTCACAACCAAACGCACCAATATGCTCATTCCCTGGATAATGCAATCCGTTTCTTTTTATTACTCTATTTTGTAAATTTTTTGAAGGAACCCATCCTATTAAAAAGCGTCCTTTTTTATCAGGACTAAAAATTACCTTAGTATCTTTTATACCATTCTCCCAATAAAACTTACCTCGTGTTAAATGGTGCTGCATAATAAGCGAGTCATTATAATCTATCTGCTGGTATATTTTAGTAAGGTTGAATAGTGATGATTTACTTTCATCTCTAAATGCGTGAGACTCTGTTCTAGGAAACTGTCGATAAAATTCATTAAGAGCGTCAGCATCGTGCTTCAAGGAGTCTACCTCAGCCTCCCAATAGTTTATAGCCCCATTTGTAATCCACTCACCATCAACACCTTTACGTTTTTCTTTAGGAACTCTAAGAACAGGCTGTCCATATATATCTATAAATCCCTCCATATTCATTTCCATAGGAATAAACAAGGAGTACATACCACTTTTTGTTTGTCCGTTGGCGTTTCTTTTGTTTACATCTGAATCCTCATACAGTTTTTTAAAATTATTACCACCCTTGTCTAATGCATTAGAGGTAGACCCCATTAAGCACTTGCCAATAATCTTACTACCTAGCCTTAAACAAGTTTTAGTAACCCTCCAGTTATTAAGAATGTTATTTGGTTTTATCCATTTACCGCTCTCATCATGAACAAGAAGTAAAAGCTTTTCACCATCGTAAGAGTTGTCATCTGTGTTTTTCCAATCAATAGTGGTATCTAATCCAGTTAATTCATTATCCACTACTTCATACATATTTTTTTTAGTAATCTTAGAGGCTGGTATTCTAAACGCAAGTTCAGTCTTGGGCTTATCCATACCATCCTGAATAGGTTTAAAAAAGAATGGTAGCCTATTAGATATAGGCACTACTTTATCTGTAAACATTTTTTTGGAATCTGAACCTGTCTTAGATAGTATACCGACTCTTGAGTCTTTAGCAAGTGTTCCTGTGTTTACACACTCTGAAGACCCCATAAAAGAAAATCCAGAACGTCTTATTTTTAAATAGACCATTCCAAAACTTCTTTTGTCTGCTCTGCTTGCTTCCCAAAAAATATAAAAAATTCTATTAGCTTCTCTATAGTCTGGATAGCCTACATCAATAGTAGACCACTGTAAATACATATAATGAGCGCCAGTAATATAAGTAGGCGTACCATTGTTTAAAAACCAATGTCCCTCTTCTCTTCTGTCAAACTCAGACTCTATATAGTCTACCCATTTAGATTTAAACAATGAAGGCATTTCATTCCACTGAAATATAGACTGTATTTTAAAAAGTTCTTTTGGAAATTCTTCACGCTCCCAATACTGTTCCGACTTAGTTGCAGAACGGCTAAAAGGTTTTTTAGGTGCTAACGGAAGACCTATTTTTAGTCCTGATATTTCTACAACATCTCCCACCTTTCCGTTTTTAGAGATACATATAAAGTCATACTTTTCGTTATAACCATACTCCCAAGTTTTACCTCTGTTTTTATTAGCTAAAACTCCTTTAGGTATGTATTCTTTTAATACCCTATATATACTATCTTGAGCGTCTTTCTGCAAATCCTTGTTTTGTTTCTACCTTAGAGTCGGTACTGTTAGATATATTAATGTTTTCTTGTTCAGCATCTATCTTATTTAAAATATCAAAAGCATCAAATACCGCTAGTTTTTTTGTAGCTGCTGCATTTTTTAATCTATCTGCTGCCAACTCATCTTCTGGGTCGTGCTTAATAATATCTTCCTTAGCAACCTTAATAAGCTGCTCTACAGCTTTTCTTCCTGCTTCAATTATTTTTTTCTTTAATTCTTCTGAACTCATTTTTTTTTAAAGCGTTTTTTAAATGGTACTTTTCCCAATGCATTCTATATTCAAATCCTCCAGCAAATGTTTTATCACATTGACTGCATTTAATTGAGTGTTTCACAATACCATTGTAATGTGATGGTCAAACATTCTATATAATTTTTCGCCCTCAACATTAAACTCATATTCCGTATCTGGTCTAAAAGTAACTAAGTCACCTTCTTTTATACCATTATCTTGTAATGTTTTATTTATATATTTCATTTTACCCATAAGTGGTTCTTCAGCAAAAGGTTTATGTATGTAAGACTCAGTAACTGGTATTGGCTCTACAAAACAATACTTATCATGACACTGCCACTTATTGTTTTTATTGTACATATAAAATTGTTGATTGTCTACAAAAAACAAATCATTTATAAAAAAACTTTTACCGCTTTTTTGACGACCCTTCATGTCATTATAAAACTTAAAAACATTATGGTGCACTAATAATATATCTCCCGCCTCTATATCTCCATCATATCCTAAAGGAGTAGAAACAACAATAGCCTCTCTGTTAGACGCTATATGGTTTTCTTCTGAAGTGCTAGTTATAAAATCTATGCCGCCTATCTCTTTTGAATTATTATATCTTTTACCCTTTACAGGTTTTACTATAAAATAAAAAGGAGACCTCATTAAAAATTTATATTATATTCTACAGCAATTGGCATGGTAGGATTAAATTCTTTCCATAAAAATATTTCATCTTTTTTTTGAATCCATATTTTTATTGAGCCTTTTTTTTCGTCTTGCTTTATTAAGTGAATGCTGTGTGAGCCTCCTAAAATTTCTTGTCCTACAATATAGTGCATTGCGCTAGACTTATAGTCTGGACCTATTGATATCTTTCTAATATCCATTGTATTAAATTTATTAATACAAATATAACGATTATTTGCCTGGAAATTTTACTCCTATCTTATCTGCCGTTCTTGCTCCGAAGTATCCGCAGAGAACCCATGTTAAAAGCGAGGCTGTATCGGAAGTATCTAATCCCATATACCATCCACCTACATATGCTCCAACTAAAGTAACCAATGTTAAAGGTCTTACATTTCTAGCTAGCCAGCTTTGACTTCTGGAGTCGGAGACCCACCTTCTAGTTACCCCATCTATCTCAGCACGCTCTAGTTTTAATTTCTCAAGAGCTATTTGTTTGTCTGCTTCTGATAGCTGACTGTTTCCAGATATAAGCTCTGATATAACATTTCCCGGCAAAAAAGCATCACCTACTATTCCAAGTATTGAAGGAGCTTTTTCAATAAGGAATTTTCCTACGCCCGTTTCTTTAAATGGTTTTTTAGTTTTGCTCATGCCACCCTATATAATGTTTTGCCATTAACTTTATCAGCTATTAAACATCTTTTTCTGTTTTCATCTTCTGATATATAGCTAACATGAATCCAGTCTGGATTAGTCTCATCTCCAAACTCCCATATAAGCTGGTCAAAATTTAAATTGTTTTTTATAAACTCATACATCTCCGCATTTGTTTTATGCCCAAAAGTGTCATCCAGGTCCATCGCTCTACCCTCACAGTGTTGCGACCTAGAACTTCCCCCTAAAACAGAGTTTAATTTTTCAGAGCGGAACATACTTGTAATCTTTATAGGACCTCCTACATATTCTCTAAGAGGCTCGAAAACATTATGAGCAACACCAACCATATTAGAAACTTGATAACCATCGGGTGTATTGTTTATATTTAACCTTGTCGC